TCTGTTACAGGGAAGAATGCTTTCTTCGACCAAATTGGTTCTGTAACTGCAACTGTAAGATCAACTAGACACTCTGACACTCCACAAGCAGATACTCCTCACTCAAGAAGAAGAGTTTCACTTGTTGACTATGAGTTCGCAGATCTTGTAGACGATTTAGATAAAGTAAGAATGTTAGTAGATCCTACTTCTAGCTATGCACAAGCTGCTGCTTATGCAATGGGTAGAGCAATGGATGATGCTATCATTACTGCTGCACTTGGTTCATCTGACACAGGTGTTGCTGGTGGTACTGCTGTTGCATTACCTGCTGGTCAAAAAATCGTTGAAGCTGGAACTGCTGGTTTAACTGTTGCTAAATTAAGACAAGCAAAAGAAATCATCGATCTTGCTGACGTTGATCCTTCACTAAAAAGATACATCGTAGTATCTCCAAAACAGATCTCTGATCTATTAGGAACTACTGAAGTAACTTCAAGTGACTTCAACACAGTAAAAGCATTAGCTGCTGGAGATGTTAATACATTCCTTGGCTTTGATTTCTGTGTGTCTAACAGACTAGCAATCGCTACTAACAAAAGAAAATGTATCGCTTTCGTACAAGATGGTGTTGCATTAGCTGTTGGTAAAGATTCTACTGCTAGAATCGATGAAAGATCTGACAAAGGCTACGCAACTCAAGTTTACTATTCTGCTGCATTCGGTGCAACTAGAATGGAAGAAGCAAAAGTTGTGGAAGTACAAGCTCACGAAGCATAATAAATAGAATTTTAGGGGGTGGAAGCGAGAGTAGAAACCCCCTAAAGTGCATGAAACAAATAAAAGATTTAAAAACAGTATTACATTTTAAGAAAGGAGATCATATCTATAGATATGTATTGGTGGACAGATTTAAAAATGATGGTAAATACCATTATGGTTTTGATGCTAAAGAAGAAAGAACTACAGAAGAAATCTTTGCATTAGAAAAAGATAGACAGATAAGGCGAAAGTATATTATAAAGGAGTAATATGGCATCAGTAGTAGACATTTGTAATGGAGCATTAAACCAACTTGGTGCATCAACAATCTTAACACTTACAGAAGATTCAAAAAACGCAAGACTTTGCAATGCAAGATACACACAAGTTAGAGATAGTTTATTTAGATCTCATCCTTGGAATTGTTTAATTAAAAGAGTTGAACTTGCAAAAGATACAGAAACTCCTTCATGGGGTTTTAGTTATCAGTTTACTTTACCTGCTGATTGTTTGAGAGTTATTACAATTTTAAATTATGATTATGATTATAAAGTTGAAGGTAGAAAAATTTTAGCAAATCATGGTACAGTTAAAATACAATATGTTTCAAGAATAGAAGATCCAAATCAATACGATGAATTATTAAGAGAAACTATATCTTCTGCATTAGCTGCTGACATTGCTTATGCAATAACATCATCTAATCCTACTACACAAAATATGTATAATTTATTTCAAGATAAATTAAAAGAAGCAAGATTTGTAGATGCTACTGAAGGTTACAATACTAATCCAGATAATGGTCAAGCAGATATAATTGATTCTTCTACTTTTATAAACTCAAGGTATTAATAAATGGCTAGAGTTGCGGTACAGTTAACCAATTTTACTGGTGGTGAATTATCACCAAGACTAGATGGTAGAAACGATTTAGCTAAATATTCTACAGGATGTAAGACTTTAGAAAATATGATTGTCTACCCACACGGAAGTGCTGCAAGAAGATCTGGTACACAATTTGTTTCAGAAGTAAAAGACAGTTCAAAAAAAACTAGATTAATATCTTTTGAATTTAGTACAGTACAAACTTATATACTTGAGTTTGGAGATCAATACATAAGATTTTATAAAGACAATGGTCAAATACTTTCTGGTGGATCACCTTATGAAATTAGTTCACCTTATTTAGAAGCAGAATTATTTGATATTAAGTTCGCACAATCGGCAGACGTAATGTACCTTACACATCCAAATCATCCACCAAAAAAGTTAGCTAGAACAGGTCATACATCTTGGACTTTAATTGATGATATAATTAATAATGGTCCATTTATGGATCACAATATTACCACAACAACATTAACTTCATCTCATAAATCTGTTGGTCAAACTGCAACTGTAACAGCTTCTGCAGTTACAGGAATAAATAATGATCAAGGTTTTTTATCAACAGACGTTGGAAGATTTATACATATTAATAGTGGTCATATAAAAGTAACTTCTTATACATCTTCAACTGTTGTAGTTGGAACTGTAATAAAAGATTTAGGAACTACTATTGCGACTACAGATTTTGCGTTAGGTTCATTTTCAGATACCACAGGCTATCCATCTTGCGTAACTTTTTTTGAACAACGATTAGTATTTGCTGCAAGTTTATCACAACCCCAAACAATATTTTTTTCAAAATCTGGTGACTATGAAAACTTTGATGATAATTATCATGGCACAGTAGCTGATGATGATGCTATTGTTTATACAATTGCTTCTAACCAAGTAAATGCAATTAGATTTTTAACAGCAACAAGAACTTTAATTATTGGTACTGCAGGTGGAGAGTTTGCAGTTACAGGTGGTTCGACATCAAGTGGAGTTGCTATTACGCCAACAAACATTGCAATTAATAAACAATCAAATCATGGTGCAGCAAATGTAGATGGTATTGCTGTTGGCAATGCTACTATATTTTTACAAAGAGCTAAAAGAAAATTAAGAGAATTAGCTTATAACTTTGATGTTGATGGTTATGTAGCTCCAGATTTAACTATCCTTGCCGAGCATATTACTAAAACTGGTATTACACAAATGGCATATCAAGAAGAACCTAATAGTGTTGTTTGGTGTGTTAGAACTGATGGTCAACTTTTAGGATTTACTTATCAAAGAGAACAACAAGTAACTGCTTGGCACAGACATATATTTGGTGGAGCATTTGGCAGCGGTAATGCAGTTTGTGAAAGTGTTGAAGTCTTACCTACTGATGATAGTGAATATCAAATATGGGTTATTGTTAAAAGAACTATTAATGGTGTAACAAAAAGATATGTAGAATATTTACATAATTTAGATTTTAATGAAACAGATGATACAACATTTAATTTTTTAGATTCACAATTGTCTTATGATGGATCTGCGGTTACAACTATATCTGGTCTTGCTCATCTTGAAGGTCAAACAGTTTCGATATTAGCAGATGGCGCAACTCATCCAGATAAAACAGTTAGCTCTGGATCAATAACTTTAGAAAGATCTGCAAGTAAAGTTAAAGTTGGATTAAGTTATACATCATTATTACAAACAATGAGAATAGATGCTGGTGGAGAGAATGGTACATCACAATCTAAAACAAAAAGAATATATGAAATTACTGCTAGACTTTATGAAAGTATTGGTGTTGAAGTTGGACCAGATCTTAATAACATGGAAAGAATACCTTTTAGATCTTCAGCTAACGCAATGAATAGTGGTATTAATGTATTTACAGGAGATAAAGAAATAGAATTTAGAGGCAATTATGAAACAGATGGTTTTATATTTGTTAGACAAACACAACCTTTACCTTTAACAATATTATCTTTATATCCTAAACTTCAAACAAATGATGGATAGAATATTAAATATAGTTAAATATAAAGGTGAACATGGAAGATATATTATGAAGCAACAAATGAATCATTTATTAATGGATAAAGATATGGAGTTTAATGGAAACCCAGATAACCTAGAACAAGATAATTTATCATTTACAGGTATGATTGATGGCAAACCTATCTTTGCTGCAGGTATGAAAATGATTTGGAGTGGTGTTGCAGAAGGTTGGGTGTTAGCTACTAAAGATGCTTTAGATCATCCTTTGTTAGTCGCTAAAGCTATTAAGAAAGATTTTGCACGAATAGCAAAAGAAAATAATATCAATAGAGTTCAAACTGCTGTAAGAGCTAACTATACAACTGGTTTAAAATTTGCTAAATGGTTAGGATTACAGGAAGAAGGATTAATGAAAAAATTTGGTTTTGATGGTTCTGATCAATATATGTATGCGAGGTTATTCTAATGAGTTGGATAACAGCAGTAACATCAGTAGCAGCAGCACAACAAGCATCCGCAGCAGGTAAATATAATCAAGCTGTTCAAAATAGAAATGCTCAAGTTGCAGAACAAGAAGCTGAAATAATACAAAAAAAAACTGAATTAGATTTAGCTAAATTTGATCAAGAGTTTCAACAATTACAATCAGAAACTAAAGTATCTGTATTAAAATCTGGTGCAGAATTATCTGATACAGCTTTAAGAATTTTAAGATCTAATGCAGAACAAGCAGAAATAGAAAAAGATATTATGGAATACAATTCTAAAATAGGTCAAGCAAGAGCTTTTGAACAAGCTAACTTTGATAGAATGCAAGGCAATCTTGCTAGACAACAAGGTAGAGCAGCAGCTATTGGTTATTATGGTCAAGCAGCTAGTGCTTTAGCACCTTATGGAAAATCTTTATTAAGTGGAAGAGAACAAACAACAACAGATTTAACAGCAACTGAAGGA